GGACCAGCATCAGGACCACCAGGACCACCTGGACCAGCATCAGGACCAGCATCAGGACCACCAGGACCACCTGGACCAGCATCAGGACCAGCATCAGGACCAGCATCAGGACCAGCAACAGGACCAGCAACTAACCCTAATAAAACGTATAATGACCGCATTATTGAAATTACGACAAGTTGTATTGACACGCCTGATGAAAAAAAATGTAATACACCAACTAGTAAAAATTTCCAATTGGGTCAAAGTTTTTCGACTACCGCACCCAAAACTTAAACGGAAATCTTTCGAACTCATTCGACTACGTTTGCGGAGTTCATAACCGCAGGAAGCTAACCTACGCTAACGTCCCTTATATCTACGACTAACTCCATTCGTTATTCCGTTTTCCTCCAGAAGAAGGAGTTTAGAAAAATTCGATATTTATGTAAAGAAACTATATCTACATAAATATATACAGATTAGCAAAATGGGAAATAATACTTTTGATATAGATAAACCAAAAAATAAAACCAAAACGATTGCGATCGATTATCCATCGAGTTCAGTATCAGCAATTCAAAATCTCAAAGCAAATATCAGTGCAAATATAAATAATTCTTCAAAATCTCTGAATATTACATACACCAATGAAAACAATATTAAGTCAACATATACAGCAAACGATCTTACGATATATGGAAACCCTTTACATAATATTCCTGGACTGAATCATTCAGGTGAATTAATTATTAAAAATATAGGTAGTTCTAGTTCCGATATTATGTATCTTGTTTTTTTACTCGAATATCAATATATTAATTTCGAGCAGAACGATATCGATAAAATTATTTTATCGACTACCAATTCATCATCTGAATTAAATTTAAACGCTATTTTAAAAGATCAAACAAACGGAAAAAGTGATTTTATTTTTTATGAAACAACATTAAATGATAAAACGAACCCGTGTAAAGTTGCCATATTCACAACATCATTGTCTATTTTATATAACAGTAAACTTCCTTCAGATACCAGTACAAGTTTACCATTTATTATTAAATCAACTTCGTACGATATTATTTCTAGTCTAGAAGTGGACGAAGGGGAGTGGATGGAATGCGCTTACTCTACAGATCACCCTGAAAACATTACAACATACAATGTTTCTATGAAAGACGAAATTTTGGGAGAGAAAAACACATTAGATAGTTTTAAAATGGTTATATTGTTTATCGTGTTTTTATTAGTATGTGGGGTATCATATGTTTTTGTTCCCATTTTATATTCAAATTTATTATATATTCTATTTAAAAAATTCAATATATCCGAAAATAAGGACAATGTATTTTATATCGACATAGGATTATCTGCTATACTTATTCTTATATTTGTTATATTATTATCCGTTGGTTTTGATAAGAAGGATGATAAAATAAAATTATCTGGAATTATAATAGGTATGTTATTTACAATTTCGAGTATTATTATTCAATCAAAAAGGGTAATGGATCCAGGGTATCCTCTAAATTAGTAATTATTATAGTTTAGAATATATACAAGAATAAATACAATAATATATACAATAATAAATAAAAATAAATAAAACAAATATTGCAGGAAATGCACAATTCAATCGAAAATACCAATTGCTCGGTTTGTTTCGAACCGACAGTAAAAAGAAAAATAAGTTGCGGTAAATGTGGAGTGATTTGGTGCGCCATTTGTTATAAAATGTTGACCCAATTTGCATCTTATCAAATAAAATGTCCGCATTGTAAAATAGAAAACCCACCACCACCTTTGCCGAGCAACCTTCGGTCATCTGGCTCTATCCAATCTAACCTACATATTGGAGGAAAAATCTGAATTTGGAGTTTTGCGCGATATATACGCTATATGTAAATATAATGTATATATAAATGTCTTCTTCTAAAAACGATTCCGATAAATCGAAACATAATCCCGTGTTAGAGGATTTAGTCGATTTTGTTGATTTCAATGATATTTATGACAATAGTCGTCAATCAGAAACTTCTGGTGTTGATGAAAAAATATGGTGCGACTGCAGCTGTTGTTGTTTTTTTAAAAAATATTTTGATTGTTTCAAACGAAGACAAAAAGGTCCCCTTATTACAGAAAAAAATGAAATTAAAACGCCGTTTATGGAGAATCCGGATTTTCGTGTGAAACCGAATGACGGTAAAAAATACTTTATATAACTAACCTACGCTTACCTTCGGTAGTCCGGCTCGCTCCAACCGAACAATTATAACTCGTCATTCAAATACGCTTTAAATAATTCAAAAGCTTCTTGAGGTTTATATGTTGGTACTTCGTGTCCAGCATAATGAACCGTCGCGAAAATCAACCTAGATTTTGAGGAATGGGGGGTGTTAAAATGAGTAATATATCCAGCGACTTGTTGGTTCACTTCCCACACGTTCCACATTGATTTTACTGAATAACCCAACCCCCATATCCATTTTTGTGTTCCGATTGTTCCACAAACGCTGTCGTCATCGCCTGAATAAACCAAAACCCGTATATCGGGACTACTTTTAGAATCCAAAATTTGGTTGTAATATCGTTGCATCGGTTTCATTTTGTCGGCATAATCATAATTCACGGTGTGTGAACATTCTGCCCAGACGATGTTTGATTTCACGTGTAAACTCGTTTTCACATCTTCACGATTCAAATATTCGGTCGAGTAGTTGTCTTCGCACGGTTCGTAATCATCCTTAAGCGGGATTGCGTCATAGAATTTTGTATCCATCATCCACACTTGTTGCGCAGAAACGCAGACCGGATAATCTAGAGCATAAGGATTCAAATTGCCGATCTTTTTCATAAATTCGAAAATAGATTCGGTACACATCGAAACGTTGAATTGATTCACCACATTCAGACATCCTGCATTTACATATTTATCCCACAATGGTTTGGGCAACAATTGTTTTCCCCAGTATGTTTCCATTTCTGCACCCACCCCCGAATAATAATCGGTGTATGGATTTCCAACGGCGAACCCTTTGAAATTCAGCGGTTTATCGGATGTTTGCTCATTATATTGGATAATTTCGGTTGCCAAAGTGGGCATATAGTGCCCGCCATAACTTTCGGATGTAATATAGATAGGCGAATTTGCATATTCGGGAAATTTGACTAAAAACGCCAATATCGTTTGGAGATTGTCTTTGGCAGCTTGGTCGTCGCCGATTTTATAATCATCTGAATTATCCGAGTAAGAAAATCCGACACCGACGGGCTGTTCCAAAAACACCATATTCGCTATTTTATTCCATCGCCACTCGTTCATTTGTAGATTGCCGTTGGCGTCCGGTCGGAAAGGGCCTTGTTCGGTTAAAAACCCGATCAGCCCTGAACATCCCGGTCCGCCGTTTGTCCAAAATACCAAAGGATCCGTTTTCGGGTTTGATTCCGATTCTGCAAACCAATAATGTATATGTTTTTGTGTGTTTTTTAGTTGCAAATATCCACTAAACTGATTGAAATTGATCGCATAATTCAATCCACTTAGTGAAACTACTTGATCGGATAATGCCTCGGGTCCATAACTGTATACTGTGTGGATTGTTTGTAATCCAAGAAATAACGCAACGATCCAATGGAAATGCATTTTATATATTGTCTGTATATATTTCTATATACACGTGAAATAATTTTATATTATATTTTTATTTATTTTATCACAAAATGAAATAAAATCAACGATTGGATAACTATAAAAATAAACAAAAACAAAAACAAAAACAAACAAAAAATGTCTACAACACATAGCCCATCAACTCCTTCGACCATTGGTTCTACTTCGCTCCATCACCAAGAACAACAATATTTACAACTCATTCGCGACATCTTAGAAAAAGGCGAATTGGAAGAAACGCGCAATGGGATTACACAATCTTTATTCGGATATTCTATGCGTTTTTCGCTGCAAGATGGAACGATCCCGATTTTGACTACGAAAAAAGTAGCTTGGAAAACCTGCTTCAACGAATTGATGTGGTTTATTCGCGGTTCCACCGACAATGCCGAATTACAAAAACAAAAAGTGCGTATTTGGGACAGCAATTCCACTCGCGAATTCTTGGACAATCAAGGCCTGAAAAACAACGCGGAGAATGATTTGGGTCCGATTTATGGTCATCAATGGCGACATTTCAATGCGTCTTATGTCGATTGTCATACAGATTATTCGGGGCAAGGAATCGATCAGTTGGCGAATATTATTCGCGAATTGAAAAATTCGGGGAACGGTCCGTGCTCGCGACGACTGATTATGTCTGCCTGGAACCCGTGTCAATTGAAAGAAATGGCGCTACCACCGTGCCATATCCTTGCACAATTCAATGTTCGTAATAAAAAATATATATCGTGCGCACTCTATCAACGTAGCGGCGACGTGGGACTTGGTGTTCCATTCAATATTGCATCTTATTCGTTTTTGACGCACATTTTGGCGAAACATTGTGGACTGATTGCGGACGAATTTGTATATTTCTTGGGAAATGCGCATATTTATGCGGATCATATTGATGTTTTGCGAGAACAGATATTGCGAGAACCTTTGCCGTTTCCGTCGATCCAGATTAAACAAATGCACGAAAATATCGAGGATTATAAAATTACTGATATTGAATGGTTATCACCGTACCAATCTTTGGATACCATTTCTATGAAGATGCACGCTTAGCTTTTTAGTGTTTTTAGTGTTTTTAGTGTTTTTGTGTTTTAGTTCTTTTTAGTATTTTTTCAAATAAATATAAAATATAAAATATATATTATATATTTTATATGATGAACGCGACTATAAATAACATTGTAGATCCTAGTACAAACATACTTATCAATGATACCAGTAATGATATCATGGTAAAAAACGTGATAGCAGATATATTCCCGGATTCTGAACTAAAAGAACACTTAATCGATGCCGCATCGGATTTAGTCGATGTTTGCATATCAGACAATACCAATAAGAGCACAACTGTGTTAAATCCGACCAATAAATTGATCGCAGTAATTAGACTATTACTTGCATCTGACCAATCTCTAACCACCTATACGGTGCAATTGAACCCCGAGTTGATACATATGTTATCAATATTGATGTCTGAGCACAAAGAATATTTTGTATCTATCGAAGATACCTTTGTCGAAATCGTCAAGGACAATAAAATCAATGCATCCGATGTACCGAATATCATTTTATTGATTCTTAATTTATACGCATTGGTTTGCAGTACGAAAATGAACAAATCGCCGATCGAATCGTCTCGAATAATGTTGAAATTCATATTCAATGTTATTGTGAAAGAAAAAATCGTTAAAGTTGATAACGAAGAAGAATTATTTAGGTGTTTGAATACATTGGTTGATTCTTGTATCGAATTGGTTATTTTTCAAAAGAAAACAAGCAGTTCCGGAACAAAATTATTTTCTTGTTTTGGCTGTTAACTCCTTCACTAAAGTTTTGGAGCGAGCCGGAGACGTTGTGAAGCAATGTCGTAGGTGAGCGACTGAACTCCGGAGATGTGCGACGCATATCGAAGGAGTTCACTTCGATTGTGTTATCGGAGTTTTTTAACGAATTTATATAATTTATATATAGTGTTTATATATATAAGATGTCTTTAAAAAAATCAAAGTCCGCATCCAAAGAAGGCGCATCCAAAGAAGGATCGGCGAATGACTCAAGTCCCGATAAATATATAATAACTTATACAAACGGTGATATTTACGATGAAGATGAAAAAATAATGACATATAAAAATGGTGATATTTACGAAGGAAATTTGAAAAATGGTAAAATGGATGGTTATGGCAGAATAACATATAAAAATGATGATTTTTACGAAGGAATGT